TGATCATTGCACGGCCTTCCATTGGGACGTTATTAGCGTCCATCAACTTCTTAGCACGGCGGAGTTTTGCCACGTTGAGGTTGGTCGTTGAGCCACCGATGCTGTTAGCAACCGTAAGCGATGTGCTTGAAGCTGAAAGAGCGTCGAGGATGATTTGGTCCATACGGCGGCCAATCGCGTTCGACACGACCTGAACAAGTTCACGGCGTTCGTCGAAGTTGACTTTCTGCTGTTGGAAGATGTCGCTGTATTCGGCAGCGTTCCAGTCAGCCATTGTAGCGGTGACTTGTGAATAGCTGACGTTAAGCGGCGAAACATCGGTCTGCGGGACACGGATTGTGGCCGAACCCTTGCCGATTTTCGGGAACTTTACTGTAGAACCTTCGACACCGTTGCGCTCACGGACGAGGCCAGCCAAAGCGCGTGACGCTTGATAGGCTTGCTTTACTTCCGCGTCGAACAGCGTAACAAAGGCATTAGAAATAAGCTGTGCCATTTGGATCGCTCCGTTCGAGGTTAAGGTTTACTCACGCAACGGTTATCCTTACGGGCCGTTTACTTGGGATTTTGTGGTTCCCCAACCATAATGCCCGGCCTTTCGGTTATCGGACGGGTGAATATTTAGTCCACCCGCCCAAAAGTGTCAAATTAACCCGGAATGGCTTCGGCAAACATACGCTCTACCTTGCGTGTGAACGCCATATCCTTACCATATCTAGGGTCTCCAACCATCGCATAGAGATCATCCCGTGATACAGACTGGTCGGTTGCAACACCGGCAGTCGGGATGGTCATTTCACCAGATGCCTGACGAATTTTATTGAGAGCCGACACAAAAGCCGCCGAGGTGGAGGCTTGAGCAACAGCGTTCAACTCTGCTTCGTTCAAAATTGAACGACCCAGTTTGCCGAGCCACTGATTGTTTGCCTTAATAATGTCATCAGCGCGGTTGCCGAGCTTCTTGAGTTCCGATTCCCGATCTACTTGGATTTTCTCCAGTGCGCCGGTCACGTTATCAAGATACGACTTGGCAATCTTTTCGAACGCATCCTGAGATAGTCCGAGTTCTTTCGCAGTTGCAAGATAGCTTTGCAAAACAGGGTCATCATCAGGCACATTAGCTGCCTTGAATGTCTCTGTGTTGTATTTGCCGTCCTTTGGAGCCTTGTGTTGGCCCTGAGAGAACTTCGCCCTGAGTTCAGTGTAGGACTTTGCTAGGGCTTCGACATCTGGACCATCTGCTTCCGACCAGAAATTCTCTGGCCAAAACTCTGGACGTTCCAGTATCTCGTCTTCTTCCGGTTGTTGAGCCGCTTTTTCTTCGTCGGTAAGTTCCCGATGTGGGATTTCTACCTCAGTTTTCGTCTCAACCTTGTCAGTTTCAGGAGTTAGCAGGCTCTGGTTGTCGGTTTGGCCATCGGCTTCACCGGCCTGAGTTGTCTGATCTTCCGTCATTAAGTCCTCGCTCGTTTGATACGCCCTTCAATTTGACGAACAACGCTGTTCTGACCCTCACGGTGGAATCCATGAGACGCATCATCACCCGGAAACCAAGTCGGTTGTTCTAGGTACGATTGTCGTAGGTCAGCCAGAACTTTAGCGCCAGCTTCGCTTTGGAACACCAGAGCGTAAAGGGTGTCCAAATCTCTTTGTTTATTCGGTCCATTATTTTCGTCAGCCATTCATTCCTCATTGCATTGCCCTCATCAGTGCTTCCTGATTACCGGCTTGTTGCGGCTGCATTTGTTGTTGCTGTGCAGCCATTTGAACCTGTGCGGCCTGTTGCGCGATCTGCTCACGCTCGTCTTGAGTCGTAAGCAATCTTGCTGGGACGCCTAGGCGCTCTGCTACATAGTCAATGATCTCGTCACGCTTGATCGTAATCATGGCTTCTGGTCCCATTCCAGCCACAATTTGAGCAAACTGCATGACATCGTTCAGTTCATCCATATTCTGCGCTTGGGCAAGCGGTGAGATTGGAACTATCTTAACCTCTCCACCGTTAACCTTTAGCGGCATATCAATCAGACCAGTCTGGTCCATGATAAAGAGAACGCGCTTCACAATCGGGATCATTGCCTCGGTAATCAACCGACCAAAGGCTGCACCAAGGTTCTGAGCCAGTTCATTTCTGCGCTGCACAACTTCTGTAGCTGACCGAGCCGACATATTGTCAGGCGGAAGCGTATCATCCAGAAGCATCTTCTTGATGTTCATACGGACATCATTGATGACGATCTGGGCTACGTTGAAGTCAGATGACTTCGGCAATGGTTGTAGGCTTGGACCTTGAGGACCACCGTTACGAGCCACAGGCACAATCGCGCCCGGTTCGATACGGATGTTCTGCGGGTTGATTACGCCATCATCTGCCGCTGTATAGACACCAGACACCGCCAAAGCAGCGTTCTTGAGCAAGAGTTCAAGCGTCTTATTGAGCGTCTTAACATCCGGCATAGCCGTGATAAGCGGCCCACGACCATAGACCTCACCAGCTACTTTCATGTAACGGGTCACGATCCAAGGCGATACCTTCATCATCCGATAGACGAGTTCAGCTTTCGTCTTCTCATGGATCACATGATAGCAATAGGTTGCATCGTCCTTGTTATAGACGGTAGCTTCAAGAAGTTCGACTTCTTCTGTCGGCTTCTTATTGATCTGTTCTTGCAAGATTGGCGGTATTTTGGAATCCGACCATTGCAATGAGATCGCATCGCCTTTAAGACGCATCTTACGATAGACATTATCGACGGTCCCGTGCGGCCCTTCTTCAAGAGACACGAGATACTGTGGAACTGCCGTGAAGCGGATAGGTGAGTCCTCATCGCCCGGCTGGATCAGCATGACTGCTGTGCCGACTGCAAGATCAAGCAAGAACTCTGACATCGACAGGTCAAAGTTCGTTTGACGCAGCGTGTTAAACATCCGTTCACGATAGAAATCCAGAACTTGCTGAATCTCAGCGCGGCGTTCTTTAGGAATTTCATTACCGGCTTGTAGGGCGCACCAAGCACGGTATGGTGGAAACAGACTAGACTGGATACGATTAGCGAAACGCTGGGTAGAATGGATGGCAGTCGAGTCGAAGACCTTGCTCATCTTCTTCTGGCCCGGCACACCGCCTTCGTAGAAACCATCATAAAGGTTTCTCTGTGGAAGTGCGTATTCGTAGCACTCCTGATAAATCGTGCGCCACTGGTCTTTCTTGGAGGAGGCCAAGGAAGCGCGTTTAATTACGTTTTCGACACTCATCTTGGCCATAATAACCTCATTTCTTCTTTGCTGCGCCTTTGTGCGGGGTAATCGTCGCACCTTGTGGGAAATACTTTTCCATAGCCTTTACGAATGACTTTGGAAGTTTCTTAGCTGGTTGCTTCTTGTCTGCTGATTTCATTTCTTTCGTGCCTTTCCTGCTTTTGATAGAGCGATTGCGACTGCTTGCTTCATCGGCTTACCGTGTTTCATCTCTAGCTTGATGTTCTGAGAGATAACTTTCTGTGACGAACCTTTTTTAAGAGGCATCTTTCTTCTCCTTGCTCATTGCGGCCTTGATATTGTCGATCATGTTGGGATATGGACGACCGGCTTTCTTAGCCATTTGTTTAGCGTGTTCTTTTTGCTCTGCGGTGAGTTTCTTGCTCTTGCCGAGAGACTTTGGACGAGGCTTATCCCATACTTCCTTCATGTTCAGTCCTTCATCTTCTTGATGCGTTCGCTAAGAGCAGCCGCTTTCTTCTTGGCATCTGCCGTAGAACTGGCTCCCCAAGCCCGGAGTGCAAGCAGTTTACGGGTTGGCTTTCCCTTCTCGTCGTAGTCTGGGCCTTTGACACCAGCCATACGCGCTAGGAAACTGGCCTTACGACCGAGTTGTTCACGCGATTGAGGCGCACCCTTTACCGGTGGCTTAAGATTCGAGCCTTCTTTACGCTTGAAGTAAGCGCGACCGGCTGCGTTCAGGCCACCTTGCGGGTTCTGGTATTTCTTAGCGACCATTAAAGACCACTAAGTTTGGTTGGCAGAC